TCTCATAAGCCGAAATAGCCATACTAAGATAATTGTTCGCCCCTTCTATTTCATCTTCAAATTCCTCGTGTAACTTATTTGTAATGTCAGCCATCGTCATCAGTGTATGTTTTGAATGATCTTCTGTTGTATACTGCATTTTGGTCATCGACGCGGTCATCGTTTCTGTAGTTTTTCTTTCAACTGTATCCATTAGATGTCACCTCCTATGATATACTTGTAAATTTTATCGATATCTGATTTATTGAACGTCATAGTTCCGATCATCGGTAATTCGACTGGAATACCATCAGTTCCAACTTGCTTAATAAGCTCATCTTTAAGCATATCGATATCAATATTACAGTTGTCGTCCATTATGCCAAGCATTTTGACAACAGCATTGTCTTTGTAACCTCGGATTATATTACCCGATTTACTTATTGCAATACCTATCATAGTTCCGGCAAGTACTTTTTGCAATTTATTGTCTGAAAGTTTTGGCATTAATTCTGTATCCAAATAGGTTGCTACACCTTTCTGGATTTGCTCTATAGTTACCATATCATTTTTCCTCCTTTAAAAGAAAAGGCCTTAAGAGTTTCCAAGCCTAAAATATAATAGTAACTAAGCCCCTTAAGGCCTAATTTTAACAGATTAGCAGTTGCAATTGCAGTCACAGCTCTCTACAGGGAGCGGGTTGTATAATACCTGCGCGGTTGTCGTGGTGCCAGTGGTCACATTAGCGATCATCTTAGGATAGAATGTAGCATTTGCATAGGTAACAATTGTGTTGTCGGCGCAGCGTCTTTCATGCCGCTCATTTGCCAGTTCTGATTCCAATTCGCCACGGCAGCACTGAATGCGATCCTGAACCATCTGGAAAGAATCCTGAGTAGCCTGGTTCTTAACAGCCTGAGCACTAAGAGTTGCATTGATAGCATTGATCTGCCCATCAATGTACTTGTACATTTCAAGCATTTTACCATCGGTAGCAGTGTTTGCATCTTTAAGTGCAATCTCAGACTCAAGAGCAGCGATCTTATTCTCGGCAGCCATCTCGTAACGGTTTACGAAATGATCTTCACTGCAGCATCCAGAAAGATATCCGCCGCCTTCAGCAACTGTTGCTGCAGTAGTTGCTACAGGAACACCATAGGCCATTGGCATTGGTCCATATCCGCCATATCCATAGCCATTATGGGTAAGCATATTAGCGCCACTTCCAAGAACACCCATAGTTCCAAGCGCAGTTCCGATAATACCGGTTGTTAAACCAGCTTTAGCTACCCCACTACTTCTTCTTTCGAGTTCCATAATTGTTTCCTCCTTGTATTACTTTTAAAACCTGATACATATTTGTTACTTTCTGAAAATATAATTATTTACACCAATGGAATCATCCCCTTTAAAATATTTATAATAATCCTAGCATCAATTATAGATCAAACGACTTTTTACTTTTATTTTTGAGATCCCGTCTATTAAATTGATACTAAGAAATTACATCTAATACATCAAACCGGCAAGTTCTTTATACTGAGACTCGGTTAATCGTCCAGTAGCAAGAAACACATCAAGCTTATTCGAATTTACCGCTTTAAACTGAGCATATTCTTCTCCAGTAACATTTCCTGTCTCATATAATTTATTTTCAATTTCAATTATTTTTTTCATTGCTTTATATGCCATTTTTTACACCTCCATATTAAGCTCCTGAAGAGCAGCAAGATATTCTGTATTAGCAACGACTTCTGCTTGACCAATTTCAACATTTTGAAGATTTTCTAGTAAAGATTCAATCGCGGGATTTGTCATCTGATCAATTATAGAATCACAAACATCTTTTGAAATTTTTCTCGATTCGCATCTATATCCAGATTGATCCTGATTATCATCAGTTGGGACAAGCTCTTCAATATTTCTACGTTGAATATAAACATTTTCGTTTAACTTTTCAAACACGGCAGGTTTTAAGCCACAACGTTCCTCTGTCCAGTCTGTTCGCATTATTGTACCTCCTTTGCCATTTACTTACTATCATTTTTAAAGATTTTATATTAACACGTCTTTTAATCTTTTTATTCCAAATGTATTTTGTATCTGTTCTTTTAAACCATCCGATTCTTGACAGAAATCCTTGTGCTTGTCGTACGGAGATATATGTAAGTTTGCTTAATTTCAAAACGGATTTGGTTGTTTTATATAATACCCGTTTTCTAAGTATTGTATTATTTCGTGTAAATTTAAAGCCCATAAAATCAATTGGCCTTCCGATTCGTTGATTTCCATTATTATAATCAAATCGTATAACTTGATAATTTTTCTTTAGTCGCAATCGAAATTTCCCAAGACTTTTCATTATTCTTATTATTAAATTATGTAGATATTTCTTGTTGTTTGCACCCATGACGAGATCATCAACATATCGAACATATGTTATAGGTTTTGTTCTTTTTATCATCCAATCCATTCTACACAATAGAAAATTTGCAAGCCATTGTGAAATATAAAAGCCTAATGGTAATCCTTTCTTTTTAAATTGTATAAAACACAATTCTATTAAATATATAAATCGATCATCTTCGATAAATATTTTCAATTCTTTTAGAACAACATCTAATCGAATATTATTAAAGAAATGCCTAATATCTAATTTGGCATAGTATTTAAATCCGTTCTTTTTAATAGCTCGTTCTATTTCTCTTTTTCCATAAATTCCGCCTCTTTTTGGCATTGATCCACAACTAAATTTATAACTATATTTTTGAATAATAGGAGCTAATACTTGTATGATTATATGATGTACCCACTGATCCCATATGGGAGGACAATGGATAATGCGTTGCTTGCCAACTTCAAAAATTACTTTTGGTTTTAAAAGTGTTGGCTTAAAAGATTTGTTTTCATCTCCTTCAGGATATGTATTAACTAATGTTTCGTGCATAAGATCTACGTAATAGCTGAAATTCTCTTCGATTTTGATAACATCTTTACGTCTTGTTTTACCTTTACGTAATTTCTTCCAAGCATTTATTATAGTCTTACGTTCCGTACAAGCTCTCCATAGATACTTGTACTGATGCTCATGATAGTATATAATTTTATCATATTTTACTTTAGGCCAATTAAATGGATCTTTAAAGATACTATCATGGCTTGCAGAATTATTCATATTTTGTTCCATATGATTCTTCTATTCCTTCCATCCTAATAATTCGACCACCATTTTGGATGGTTCTGCAAATAGGTATTTTCACTCCCGATACGATTAATCGCCAGCTATCCGTTTTTCAACGGCCAGAGGTGTAGGAAAATGAGGAGCATTGACAGATTCACTGTCCCGTTTTATAGAAGCTTTAACACCGACGCCATTGTTCCAATTCGCATTCGAAGCTGCATTGTTCAGATTCACATACGCAGGCCCGTCTATCAGGGCATTGTTGCAATTGCCTAAACGTTGGGCTACAACTAGTCAGATCAGCTCCTCAAGTCCCCTAAACTATTAGTTACATATTTTTCTGGAGGAGAGCCTCCAGACCTTCCTCGTCTACTGCACCTCCGGTGCGTATCCGGCAGGCGGTAAAAGAAGAACACCGACGCCAACGCTCCAACCCGCATCCGAAGCTGCACCGCCCAGATCCACATACGCAGGCCCGTCTATCAGGGCATTGCTGCAATAGCCTAAACGTAGGGCTACTGCTGTAATTGTAGTAGAAATATAATGCCCATCGCATAATCCAGTACTCGTAGATCCGGCATTATCATCTGCTTGTAAGGATCCGAGTAACTGATCCCCAAGACTTCTTAACTTAGATGCATAATACCATCCGCCCGAAGTTGCAAATGTTTTTCCGGTATTTATAAGTTTTGCACCTGTCAAATCGTAAATATAATACGGGGATGCATATAGTGTTCCATTTATCAGTAATGTATATGGATCTCTGATATACTGCTGATAAGATCCAAGTAACTGAGAGTGAAAATACTTGTTCATTGTCGTTTGAGTCGCATTTCCATACCATCCAGGAACATTACCATTAGCTACTTTTGCATTGGCAATTACTTTCTGAGATCCGGCATTACATCGTCCATACCCAGCTGATTTCTGGATATCTGTAGACTTAAAGAGCATGTACTCAAGATCCCGTAACAAGTTAAGCATCGGGCCTCCTAAGAAAACAGCCCTTGAACTAAATTTGTCAATTATCGCCTTCTCTTGATCGCACGTATTAGATGCAATTGGCGTAGTTCCACTTACTAATGTTCTTCCACTTGCATCCATATATCCCATTGGAAGCCATACACCCTCAAGTTCGTTCTGATCCGGATCATAAAATCCCATAGGAACAAATCCATCTGCCGGACCATCAGCATATGTTACCTCACGACTTTCTCCATCGCTCGAATATTCTTCATGGGTATAAATTTTATTTAGCCAAGAGAAAGCACCACCAACATATGATGTATTCGCATAATCGGATGCAGTTTTTCCATCAACTTTGTATGCATAGTCGGCAGAACTCATCTGATAATCAGCTTTTCCAGTGGTTTTAACCATATATGGATAGTTCATAAGTGTTTCTGTTAAGAACTCTCCCCAATCTCCAGCAGTAGAAGCTCCATTTCCTTCATTTGTCATCATTGGCTCAAAATTAAAATTTAAGTGCCCGGTTGGATAACTAATAGTTGTTGCGGGATCCTTATCTGCAAAATTTTGATCAAATGCCCAATATGTAATGGCCGATGGAATGCATGAAAGAATGTTTACCTGAGCAATGTTATAAACATTATGATCACTATATGGGAAGAATCCATAATAGTAAGTCACTCCATTTACCTTTCCACTATCTATTAAAGTAAATACAGTTCCTTTCTCACTAAGATCAGCAACCAAGGTGCCATCATCAGGGCCAATTGGAGCTGAGCCAGTTTTTCTAACAATCTTAACGCCCTTCACCGTGCAAATCGTTTGATTTTCGATAATCGTATCCGATGGAATAGCACAAGTAATTTTAACCGAAGAATCCTGAGCTCGTAATCCAAATTTTACCATATTTTTTGGAGGAATGCCACTGCCTTTTGACATTTCCACACTTTTGAGTATTTTATTTACTGCATATCCTGTTTCTTCCCATGACATAAATTAAATCTCCTTTCTTATTTCCCCTTACGAACATATGTTGTAGAGATGTCACTTCCATTCGCTGTTTCTGAAATAGTAGTGGTTTTTACATAATTATAG